TTGATAATAGAACGCTGTTACGAAAGCTAAAGGAAAACGACTATGTTCTGCCTACTTGATATGGCTGGAGTTGTTTGGGTGGTCTGTTGGTTTGTGCTTTACAGTTGGATCACTTTGTCGGCAATCTTTTGTGCGTTGTACATCATCTTCAAATTGGTTGACTACATAAAAAAGGAACTGGACCTATGAGGAAAAGAAAAGCTGGGAAACATATCAAACTTCTAAAGGTTGAGGAGTACGATGCAGTCAAAATTACAGTCAATGTTGACGATGATTTATATGAAGCTATGGCAGAGGCTGGCCGCCAGCATATTGTCAAAGACAAGAAGGCGTGCTTTGAGTACGCGCTAAACCAGGCATTGCTTCAGTTATCCAAGGAGATCAAATGAACGAGTTTAAGCAGAAGGTATTAACCGCTTCAGTGGACCGCTACGTCCTAACCAAGACACAGTGCGAGATGCTGCGCCAGGATGCTGAAGTGATCGGGATGAAGCGTGCGCCAGTGCTGTCGAAGGATGGTGTAACCCGTACTGTATCGCGCACGCGAACCTGCTCATCGTGTTGGATACCTTATGCAAAGCATCACAATTGGATCTACAATATCATGCGCGAGATTACGGAAGGCATCAATGCCGAGCAATGGCGTTTCGACATCCAAGGCATCCAACAGTTGCAGATACTGCGATACTCACCTCTACAGAAGTTTAGCTGGCATTGGGATTGCTACACATCAGAAGCACCAGTACGTAAGCTGACTGCTGTGGTGAACCTGTCCGCGCCAGAAGAGTATATCGGAGGCGGGTTGCAGGTTAAGGCTGATATGGAGAACGCTCAGTTTATCCGCGAGCAAGGAGCAGGCTGCTGGTTTCCATCCTACATCGAGCATAGAGCGCGTGCGCCTATATGGGGAACGCGCTGGGTGTTGGTGGCTTGGTTTACTGGACCTGCTTGGCAATGACACACGCTGCCAACTTACCTCGCCACTTGTACGTCAAGTGCGATATGGAGTTTGTGTCTGATGGCGAGAAGCAAGGCATAGAGGATGCTGTGTGGTTTGGCCTAACAGCAGTTCCTGGGCGAGCTTGGGGATGCACAATTATGCTCAAATGTGGCGCGCTGTACCGAGGCTTGCCACTACACGCTTTGGCTCATGGCGAGATTGCAATTATGGATTGGGACATTAACGATGCTCAACGCTGGGATTGTTTTGGATGGAACTTCACAACAATCGAGTACGACTATCTGATGGGGTTGTCCTGCAAGGTTTGGATTGCTAGCAAGAAGACTTGGGAGGTAGGTCGCTATTTATTTACAGCCGAGCCTTACGGAGATGGATTCTCTATGTCTCCAAGCCAAACCAAGTCACACCATTTCATTGCACTTAACAATGGACGAATCACGGCTGTTCCAGGTAACAATGTGCTTTGGCGCGAATCAAGCTTCACCACCCAATCCGAAAAACCTAAGTGGTTGCGGACGCAATCGCAGGTCTGGAATGGAGAAGAAGCCACATGGGATGATGTGGTTGGTGAAGAAACAGCATAGGAGGTCAGTATGCCATTAGGCAAAGACGTATCGAAGAATATGAGTGAACTAGCAGCGGACAACCGCAAGAAGGGTAGCGAGCGTGGAGCAGGAGGTAAGCCTCGCTCGCGTCAGCAGATGATTGCGATAGCACTCTCTGCTGCTGGGAAGAGCAACAAATCGCCTCGTAAGTTTCGGATGCGGTCTGGTTCGTAATGCAAGTCGAGGCAAAGAACCGCCTCAAGTGGGCGCGCGATATGCTTGCAATTGCACGCGGTAAGCTTGTAGTTGAAAGGAATCGCGCGTCCCACGGCCACGCTATCGATATGATCCAAATCATAACGATGGTCGATGCAGCGAGCCTGGTGTGCAAGGAGGTGGTAGGAGGTGATGATGAAAACAAAGGATGAGCTGGCAATGCAGGTGAGGAAGGAGTGGGATGAGAAGGGATGGAGATGGAAGCTATCCCTGTCGGCTGGTGGGTTTACCAGCGAGATATATTGCTATGGAACTGCGGAGAATGAATATTTTAATTGCGTCAAGAACTTGGTTGACCATGCATACCAAATGCAAAGCGTATGAATGAAAAGACACACCTCGACTTATTTAGTGGGATCGGAGGATTTGCCTTGGCAGCCAAGTGGAATGGATATAGAACAGTTGGCTTCTGTGACAACGAACCATACGCACAAGCAGTCCTCAAAAAGCATTGGCCAGAAGTGCCATGCCACAAAGACATCCGAGAAGTACGAGGCGAGCTATACGCAGGAGTCACTCTTCTCACAGGTGGATTCCCATGCCAACCATTCTCAGTTGCAGGGAAGCAACGAGGCAAGGATGACAACCGTTACCTCTGGCCTGAAATGTTGCGAGTTATACAAGAAGCAAAGCCCGCTTGGATCATTGGTGAGAATGTTGCTGGGATCGTCAACTTGGCACTCGACCAAGTGCATATTGACTTGGAGGCGGAAGATTACGAAGTCGAATCGATCATTATTCCAGCTTGCGGTGTCGATGCCCCGCACAGGAGGAATAGGGTCTGGATTGTGGCCCACTCCAACAACAAGGGATTACAAGGACACTGGGGATCTAAAGAATGTGAAAGTAAATTGTTTATTAGGGAGAGCAGTAAGGCCAAGCAAAAAGAATGGCTCGCTGAACCCAACGTGGGTCGCTTGGCTCATGGGGTACCCAACCGAGTGGCTAAACTGCGTGGACTCGGAAATGCCATCGTTCCGCAAGTCGCGTCAGAAATCATCAGATGCATCAACCAAGTAATGGAGGATAACAAATGAAACTATGGACTAACAACACAAACGCAATTCACAAAGTCGATGACAATATGCTCTACCCGCGCAACACGTACGTCTTGCCCGATGAACTAACTGGACCAACCTGGGACGACTCAATCCCTTGCCCACACAAGATCAAGCCGTACTACAAGGGGCGCGCTGCTGGTGGTGCAACAGCCGTATACCGCGCTGGTGCAATCGGTGATGCGATCATCGCTACTGCCTTCGTCAACTACTTGGTGCAAGAATCGGGTGGGGTTGTGGAGGTTTACGCACCTGCACGCAACCTGCCTCTCTACGCTGGGCTGGGTGCAAAGCTGTGGCCGTTGCCATCCTCGCTGGAGGCTTGGGATTCTTTTGATGCACACGTTCCAACGGATGATTTGTTCAGCGGACAGGTTGGTAATACAAAGCTAGGCACTGGTCCTGGCAACTGCTACCAGAGAATCTACGAGTGGATGGGTGTATGGGATGATAAGACGATGGCGAAGTATTGCAAGCCAGTCCTACATCTCATCGAGCCAGACCACGAAGAGTTGAAGGCGATGGGCAAGTGGCCGATGCCAGATCCGTTCTTTGCCTACCACGTTTCGTCCAGCGGTCCGACCCGCACCTACCCGCCAACGATGGGGCAGGAAGCGGTGCTGGCGTTGCTGGAAGCCTACCCCAAACATCACGCTGTTATCATTGGGCTGGATAACTCAAACAATTTTAAGGTGGATCATCCGAGGGTGATTGATCTATTCAACTGCACCAAGGCTGTGCGCTCGCTGTTCCCGATTATCAGCGGGGCTGACTTTGTTGTCGCGCCAGATAGCTCAGTCAATCACATGGCTGCTGGATTGGATACGCCGTGTGTGTCGCTGTGGGGTAGCTACTCGCCCGCCGACAGAATGACGTATTATAGTAAGAACGTTTCGGTATTCAAACCCGATACTTGTCCGCACGCACCTTGCCGTCCGCACGCTGGGTTGCCACAGTCCAAGTGTAAGGATGCGAGCAATCGCACCCCGAAGACTCAATACTGGTGCAATGCCCTGCGGAATATCACAGCGCAGGATATTGTCGAGGCATCCAAAAAGGCAATAGAACTAGAAAGCAAATAACTAACTGGCGTTGTGGTATGCAAGGAGATCTTGCATCGGGCGTTTCCTCAGTGTGTCTACCCCTTGAATCAGAGCCAGTTTGAATTTTAATATGAAGACAATAAAAGCGATAGAGACTGAATATAATTCTGTAAAGTACAGATCGAAGAACGAGGCTAGGTGGGCTGTGTTCTTGGATTGTCTCGGTATTGATTTTGAATATGAGCCACAGGGTTACGAGATGACGGATGGAGGGAAAACAATAAAATACTTGCCAGATTTCTTTATACCTAAAAGCGGAATGTTTGATAAGGATTTATACCTTGAGATTAAACCATCAAATAAAGATATAATCATATCTGATTACGATTCAAGGAAGGTTGAGATGTTTGGATTCCACAAAAGAATTGCAATCTTGGGTAGTGTCAAGGATTACGAGAATCACGCAATCAATGATTGGACTGGTAATTCTGGACAGTATGAATGCTCTTCTGGGTGCGGTGGTTGGGATTGTGGTTATATGTTTTGTCAATGCACTTTTTGTGGTTGCTTTGGATGTGAGTTTAACGGAAGGTCGGCAAGGATAGATTGTTGTGATGAGAATAATGATTTCAACGATAAAAGATATAACGCCGATGCTTCGATAATTATGAAGGCTCTCGAAGAGGCAAGAATTTTTAGGTTCTGGAAATGACAACAGCACAACGGCAAGCTGAAGAGATCGTAGGCCAAGTGGATTGGCAGTCCGAGAACCACGGGCTGTGCAAGTGTCCAGGTGAGGCTGCACATACCAGCCACACTCGCATCAGAGATACAACGGTGTTCGTAGATGGCG